TGCAATGTCTTATCTTTCGAGAACCAGCCCGAACTAGCCGGAACTGGCCTGATCGACTTGGGCGATGCAAACATTGGTCGTGAACAACCCCGACTGGAAACGATCGGTGTTGGGGGGAAAACGTTTGGGCCACTTGTACAAGCCTGGGCAAAGCGTCACATGAGTGTTGATCTCATGCCGTGGCAGGTTCACGCCATCAATGGTGCTTTGACTTGTGACGATGCCGGCGATCCTTATTCTTTGACGTTTCGCGAAGCGTTGACAACTACGGCCCGCCAGCAGGGCAAGTCTGTGGCATTGGTTGCGCTTATTGGTTGGTGGATGACTGACTATGCAGAGATGCGCGGCGAACCACAATCTGTGCTTTCTGTTGCAAACAAACTTGACCGTGCCGAAGCAATCTTTGCGCAACTTGCGCACGTACTGGTTGAGCAATTTGGTGGCAAACAAATGGCCGCTGTCGGCCGCAAATCTGTGACCGTAGGAAAATCCGAATGGCTTATTAGAGCAGCAACAAAAAACCTGCATGGTGGATCACACGACCTGATCGTTGTTGACGAACTTTGGGATATCGATGCAGCCGTCATTGACGACGCTTTGCGACCATCACAAATTGCCAGACGATCACCACTGCTATGGATGGCATCCACCGCCGGCGACGAATCCAGTTTGACAATGATTCAGTTACGCGAACAGGCACTTGCAAACATTGATGCCGGCGAACGCGGTTTGTTGTATTTCGCTGAATGGTCTATGCCACCAGGCGTCGATTATCGAGACGAACAGTATTGGCGATGGGCAAACCCTGCTTTGGGTACAACGATTACTTTGCAAGCATTACGGTCGGTCTCTAAAAAGGATTCGTTTTTGCGAGCTCACTTGAACCTGTGGGTGTCTGCACGTGGCGCATGGATCACGCCGGCTGAGTGGGATTCCCACATCACCACCGAAGATTTCCCTACTGGCGTTCCGTCCATCTTGGCCGTTGATTCATCGGTTGATGATGCGCGCTATGTCGGTGTACATGCAGCCGTCATTGATAACCAGACCATCGTCAAAGTTGCGTTTGTGGTGCAAACCGAAAATGAAATGTGGGAACACATTGAACGCATCATGGCTGATCAAAAAGTGCAGCTGGCCATCACGCCAACATTGGAAATCCATCTGCCAATGAATCTTCAACGCCGATACCAGACCGTTGGCTACGGCGAATTGCTGCGCTTTTCTAGCCTTGTCAGGTCAATGATTCTTGAAGGCAAGGTGCGCCACAACGGTGAAAAAATGCTTGCAGAACATGTCTGTCGAGCCGTGATCACCAAAACAGCACAAGGCGTTGTTCTGTCATCGCAAAAATCACCTGGCCCGATCGAGTTGTGCCGGTGCATGGCGTGGGCTGTGGCTTTGGTCAGCAAACCTAAACAGGCAACAAAACCCATGTTGGTCATCACAGGCTAAGTACACTCACGCTAGGTGTCTGTCTGTGTCGGGCAGGCAGGCACCACCTACCGAAAGCATCTCATGGCATTATTCAACAAAGTAAATAAAGCAGCAATCAGTCCTGCCGTTGAAAAACAAGCGGCCGTTGGTGGCACCTACGGTGGTGGTGGCTCGACCAATGGTGGCGTAGCCATGATTGGTCAGTATTACTCATACCAGGAAGGCGAAGCTCGCAACCGTGCTATGCAAGTTGCGGCCGTCAGTCGCGCCAGGGATTTGCATTGTTCCGTTATTAGTGCCATGAGCCTTTGCATGTATAAAGAGCAATGGAACGACGTCACCAAAGAAATGGAAGAAATCGAACTTGCACCACGTTCTTGGCTGCGCCGACCAGACCCTGCAATTCCTTACGAAACTCTGATGGCATGGACCCTGGATGATCTACTTTTCTTTGGAAGGGCTTTTTGGTACATAACCAGCCGAACGCAAGATGGCTTTCCAGCATCGTTTACACGCCTACCGGCAGGTTCAATCACCACGACCGACCAAGTAGGACCAGTGTGGTTTGCACCGTCAAACAGTGTGTATTTTCAGGGTGGCGAAATTGATCCTGTCAACCTGGTGCAATTCATCAGCCCTGTACAAGGCGCAATTTATTCATCTGCAAGCACTATTGAAACAGCCTTAGAGATTCAGGCAAGCCGTTTGCGAAACGCCGCATCGGCTATTCCATCTGGCATTTTGAAGCAGACCGGTGGCGAACCTTTGAGCGCATCCGAACTGGCAGACCTGGCGTCAGCGTTCAATGCGGCACGTGCGTCAAATCAGACAGCTGCACTAAATGAGTTTTTGACCTATGAGCCAACCAGCGCAACCCCTGACAAAATGTTGCTTATTGAATCTGCAAACTATTCTGCACTCGATATTGCAAGGCTTATGAATATCCCGCCGTACCTGTTAGGTGTTTCGACTGGATCGTATTCCTATCAGTCATCAGAGCAGGCCCGCATGGACATGTGGATGTTTGGCACAAAAGTGTTTGCAGAATCTATTGCAAGCACCCTTTCATCAGATGCCATACTTCCCCGCGGCACTTGCGTAGAGTTTGACGTAGATGACTATCTAGGCGAAACCGTCCTGATGGACTCAAACATAAACATTGATCCGAACGCACCAGCCGAAAACACACAAGAGGAACTTGCATGATCCGTTTTACAACAGACCGAATCACAGTCACCGCAGCCGAAGGCGACACAGTAGGTGAACGCCGTATCGACGCAATAGCCGTGCCATATAACCAATACGCAACCGTTAGCGATGGCACCGAAGTGCAATTCTTGCCAGGCTCATTGCCAATTGCCGGCAAGGCACCACGCGTCTTTATGTACCACGACCCATCAAAACCAGTTGGCATTGTTACAGAACGAATTGACACGCCAGACGGAATGCTTGCAAGCATGAAAATCAGTCGCACCATTCTTGGCGATGAAGCATTGACCCTTTCAGCTGATGGCGTGATGGATGTATCCGTAGGCGTCAACATCATTTCTGCAACAAGAGACGAACAAGGCCGCATGACCGTAACAGCAGCCGATTGGCTTGAATTGTCACTTGTCCCCATTCCTGCATTCAGTGGTGCTACCATCACCGATGTAGCCGCGTCAGCGGAAACAGATCCCGATACCAATTCAGAAACCACAGAACCAGTCGAGGAGACAACCGAAGTGGAAGCAACACCAGCACCAGCAGAAGCCATCGAGGCCGCAGCAATCCCTACACCAGCACTTCCTGCACAGCCAAAGCGCAAGTTTGCCTTGCCATCAGCTGCTGACTGGATGGCCGCATACCACATCGGTGGCGAAACGTTTGCAAAAGTAAATGCAGCCGTAGCCGAATGGCAGTCAGAGCATCAGACCGCGTTGCAAGCAGCAGCCGGCGACGTGGCTACAACTAACACGCCTGGTCTTTTGCCAGTGCCTGTACTTGGACCTCTTGTCCAAAACATCAACTTTGTTCGTCCAGTTGTCAACCGTCTTGGCGCACGTGCATATCCAGACGGCGGCATGTCAAAGACATTCATCCGTCCGACCATCACAACGCACACAAGCACAGCTGCACAAGCAGCAGAGTTTGATGCAGTATCAGCAACCACAATGGTTATTGCAAGCAACAGCATCAGCAAGACCACCGTGGCTGGTCAGGTCAGCCTGTCCCGCCAGGATGTCGACTTTACGTCGCCTGGCGCAATGGAATTGATCCTGAACGACCTCATCGGCGAACTGATGCTGAAAACAGACGACATTGCAGCAGACGCATTGCTTGCAGCAGCAACATCATCAGGCGTGTGGGATCTCACCACAACCGACTTGATGAAGTCAATCTACGACGCAGCAGTTGACGTATCAAACGGCACCAACTTCTTCCCTGACACAATTTTCGTGTCACCAGATGTTTGGGGTCAGATGGGTCAGCTCGTTGACGGTTCAAACCGTCCAGTGTTCCCATACTTGGGCGCACCTGGTCTTGCAGGACAAAACGCATTGGGTGGCGGAAACGCAACCACATGGACCGGCTCGAACCCACTCGGTTTGGAAATCGTCGTCGACAGCAACTTCGCTGCAAAGACAATGATCATCACAAATGCAAGCAAAGCCTTTGAGTACTACGAAGACATGCGTGGCATCATGTCAGTCGATCAGCCTGCAACGCTTTCGCGCTTGTTCTCGGTACATGCTTACTGCTCAACCTTTGCGGCTGTGTCAAGCATGATCCGCAAGATCACCCAGGCATAATCCGAAGGGCGGACAGCCCATGGCGGTCTATTCAGTCACATTCAAGCAACTGCTTGACAACTACGCAGTGCTTACACTGCTAACCGATAGCGATATCGAGGTTGGGCAAAGCATCACGGTGGCATCTGTCGATGCAACTTTCAATGGCACATACACCGTGTATGCCTTGCCCCAATACCTCTACACAGGCACAGACACCCAAGGCAACTTGATGTTTGATGGCCAGGTGCCTATCGCAAATCAGGTGTTGTTTGCAAAGACCGCATCTGACGTCAATCGCATTGCCACGGCCACAGGAACAGTCACTTGGACCGTTTCCTGCACCTGGGCAACCAGTGCCATGATCGAAGATTATTTGGGCTTGACGTTGACCGGCGTGGATGACGCAACTTTGTTGTCGCAATGTGCAGCTGCCGCAAACGCTTTTGCATATCGACGCAGATTAGAAGCCGGATATCTTTCTGATTCGCAAACAACTGTGCCGTCAGGCGATGTCCTCTTGGGCACCATCATGATCGGTGCCGCGTATTTTCGTCAACGCGGTTCCTATAACAACCTGGCCAGTTTTGATGGCATGGGCACACCACCAGCAAACGGCATCACGCCAATGGTCATGCAACTACTTGGCATCAACAGACCACAGGTCGCCTAATGGCCTACACCGATCTTTTCAATGAAGGCATTGATGATTTGGCAACCAGCCTGGGCACAATCACCGGTATGCGCGTCGTCACCGATCCACGCAACATAAACCCGCCATGCGTTTTTATTGATGCCCCCACGTTTATTGCATACAACGCAAACATTGCAGAACTTGATGTGCCGGTACGCGTCATCACCATCGGCCCTGCCAATCTTGATGCGCTGCGCGATGTACTAGCAAACTGTGCATTGCTACTCAACAAGGGTGTCGCAGTAACAGACGGCCGACCCATTAGCCTTTCCATTGGTGGTCAAGACCTGGCCGCCTACGATCTCACTATCAAAATGAAAGTGCAAACATCATGAGCAAATACATCATCGTTAGCGAACTTGTCGGCACACCTGGCGAAGATTTTGTACCTGACGAAGGAATCAACGTCGAAGCATTGCTAGACGGTGGATTCATCAAGTCCGACAACAAAGCCCCAAAATCTGCTAAAACAGAACCAACAGAGGAGAACCAGTAATGGCAACTAGCACCTATCTTTCAAACCCAACCGTGACGGTGAACGCAGTCGCATTGACTGGCTTTGCCACAGCGGCCACGTTGACCCGCACCAATACGGCCCAGGACACAACAGTTTTTGGAAATACAGCTCGCGTGTATTCAGCCACGATCGAAGATAATGAATTAACCGTCAGCCTTTACATGACCTACGGCGCATCAGAAACATACGCAACGCTCGCCACACTTGTTGGCACGGCCACCACAGTTATTGTCAAGCCAACGTCATCGGCTACTGGCGCAACCAACCCTGCGTTCACTTTGACCAATACCTACCTTGAATCGTTGCCAGTTATCAATGCAAACTTGGGTGAGATTAGTTCTATTGACATCACATTCAAGGGCGGAACCTACACCGCAGCCACCTCATAAACCAATAAAGGAAACCCGACATGAGAATCAAACTAAACGTCGAAACCGTGGATGGCTCATACAGCGTCACCACGACCATGGCATCCATCGTTGCATTTGAACGCAAATACAAAATCGGTGCTGGCCAGTTGGCTGGCGACATCCACGTTGAATGGCTTGCGTACCTGGCATACGAATCGGCAAAGCGTGCCGGCATCACCGTGCCAATCGTCTTTGATGACTACCTAGATCAGGTCATCAATATCGAACCCGAAGATGTAGGCCCCGAAAACCCTACGGTCGCGGTACCTACCGCAGAGCCTTAGCAGAACTATTGGTCGCCGTACATTGGTGGCCACCCGATGTACCATTTGACACTGACGACCTTGCAACGGTCGCCAAGGTATTGAAGGAACAATCAAAATGACCACATCGGCAAGCATCAGAGTTGTAGGCGTCAAATCTGCCTTAGCCGAACTGAACTCAATTGACAAACAATTACGGCGTCGCATTACCCATGAATATGCAGACATTGTTGCGCCAATTGTCAATGAAGCAAAATACCTTGTGCCAGCACGTGCCCCAATGTCTGGCTGGTATCGAGCTTGGACACCCCGCAATCAATACGGTCGATTTGGTGGATCATTGCTGCCATGGGTGAATGGTGCAGCTGGCTATCGAATCAAACCCTATGTATCTGGAAAACGGCCACGGACAATCGGCGGGTACACCAAAAACCTTGCTGCTTTTGGTATTCGCTGGACCGATAAAACAGCTGTGCTTTTTGACGCCAGTGGCCAATCGCAAACCAAATCAGGTGACCAAATGATTAAAGTTTTGGGTCAGCGTTACGGTTCACCATCTCGCGCTATGTGGCGTGCTTACGATCAGGCAGGACCAGACATGCAATATGAACTGCGCCGCTTAGTAGAAAAAATTATGCGATCTGTTGGACGCTCAATCAAGGTCAAAAACTAATGGCAATCAATATTCCAATCATCACAGATTTCGATTCACGCGGAATCAAAAAAGCCGAAAAAGCATTTGGCGAAATAGAAAAAGCAGGTGCCAAGGTAGGCAGTGCGTTGAAATCAGCATTGCTACCTGTCGGCATTGCATTAGGTGGCTTGGCAGTTGCCGGCGCAAAGTTTGCAATGGCTGCTGCTGAGGATCAAAAATCTGCTGCGTTGCTTGCACGCCAGTTGAAAGTTACGACTAGGGCTACTGATGCCCAGGTGAAAGCCACGGAAGATTTCATTCTGCAAATGTCTCTTGCTAACGGTGTGGCCGATGACGAACTTAGACCGAGTCTGTCGAAGTTGGTGAGAGGCACAAAGGACTTGGGCAAGGCACAGAAATTGCTTGCATTATCGCTTGATATTGCCAAAGGAAGTGGGAAAAGTCTTAGCCAGGTAACCGACAGTATTTCTAAGGCCCTGGGCGGCAACATGGGCGCGTTGGCGCGTCTATCGCCCGAAGTCAAGCAGATGGTCAAAGACCACAAGAGCCTTGACCAGATTTTGCAAGCATTGGGCAAAACCTATGCAGGTAGTGCTAGTACCGCAGCCAACACGTTTCAGGGCCGTATGGACCGTCTCAAGGTGGCTATTAACGAAACCAAAGAGTCAATTGGCTATGCACTGATACCAATCTTTGAAAAAATGGTGTCATTTATTCAAACACGGATTCTGCCAATCATCCAAAGTTTTGTAGACAAAATCGGCAAACAAGGTTTAGGCAAAACAATCAAAGAAACCGCCGGCGAAATATTCAACTGGTATCGCCAGGCAGACGGTGCAACTGGAGCCACCCTTGATTTTGCAGCTGCCATCGTTACGCTTGGTGTGGCATTCAAAGGTCTCGCATTTATATCGGGCGTCGCATCGACCCTGTCGGCAATCACCACTGCATTGGGTGGTCTTGGGACCGTTTCAGCAGGTTTAGGTGCAGCAGGCCTGGGCACACTTGCAGCTGCACTGGGACTAGTGATCCTGAACCTGACAGCACTGTTTGGTTTGTTACGCGACAAAGGTGACTTTGCGTACATCAAAGCGGCTGTTCTTGACTTTGCATCCACAATTGCAAACGCATTCATACTGATGGCCAACGCCATCATCGACGCCGGCAACTTACTTATCAAAGTTGGCAACCTTGCATTACCTGGTAACCCACTAGGCAAAATTGCAAACATTGACTATTTCAGCATGAGCCGCACGACTCAAGTTGGCAACTACGGACGCGCACCCACAGTGGCTCAACCCAACAATTACAAAGATGTAGGGGTGCCATCCATCACCGTCAATACAGGCGTCGGTGATCCAGTAGCAATCGGCAAACAAGTAAACGACGTACTCATGGCATATCAGCGTCGTACCGGCAACACATTGGCGATGCCGTAATGGCGTATCCACAGCCCAAGGTATATGTCGCATTTGATGACGGCCCCTATGTGCTGTCACCAACTTGGACAGAAATCACCACCAGTGTTCGTTCAATGTCCATCGACCGTGGCAGGGGCGGCGATTGGGATACATTCAGCGGATCAGCAACTGTTGTTCTAAACAACCGCGCACGCCTCTTTGACCCTTTTTACACATCAGGTACCTACTACGGCAAATTATTGCCACGCCGACAAATCAAAATAGAAGCGACATATGCCAGCACCACATATGCAATATTTCGTGGCTTTATCGACGGATGGCCACCAACATGGACCGACGCCGGCGGTGATTCGACCGTTACGTTGTCTTGTTATGACGCTATGCAATTGCTTGCACAAGTGCAGCTGCCTGCTGACTGGTCGAAGTCGTACATAGTGGCATCGGCCCCACGTCACTATTACCCATGTGACGACCCAATCATTCAGTTTCAAACTGGAACCCTTACCGACTTGGGCACCACGCCAATAAACATCACCTACCAGACCAATGCCGCACCAGGCAGTCAATTGGCAGACGGTCTCACTAACGCATCACTGGCCGGTGCATCATCTACTGGCACTGGATATATCGCAACCAATGATCCAGGCATCGCATCACGGTCTGTCGCTTTCACGGCAAATGCAAACTTCACGGTGTGTTTTTGGTGTGTACCCGAAACCAATGCGGCTGGAATCATCACTGGCCAATGTGCAAACTTTGCCTGGGCGGTCAATTTTTCATCAGGAAAATTCACATTGAGTATTGATTCATATACGGATCAATACACGTATTCCTATACAACAACGACACAACAGCTGAACCAATCAGAGTCATACCATTTTGCATTTACTTGGGATGCCACACCCAAAACAGCAGCAATCTACGTGAACGGTGTCAACGTCACTGGAACTAAAACATCGACACCAGGCCTGGTACTTTTTACAAACGCTGACTTTGTAACGGTGTCACAAGGCCCAATACAACAAATAGTGATTTACACCACAGCCACCGCCAGCCAAGCCCAGATTCAAACCATCATCAAATATTCGCAAGCATCTTTCTACGAAACCACAGCTGCACGCGTGTCGCGCATCATCGCCGAAACCCCATTCAGCACCAGCCTCGTTAGCGCAAACGGCACCCAATACATCAGCGAAATAACCGACGACGCACCCTTCGCCGGCCCTGAATTGCAAATCACTGCAAACACCGAAGGTGGCCCGTTATATGTGACAAAGGCTGGCGTCCTTACACAAACAGCCACTTATACGCAATTTACGCAAACAAAATCTTTTACAACCCAAGCCACCTATGGCAGCAGTGGCCTTGGTTTAGATCAAAATGTTGCTTTGCAATATGACGGCGATTCAATGCGCAACGTCATCAATGTTGAAATGAGTGGTGGTGGTGTCAACAAAGTTACGGGATCTGTATCGACCAGTACTTATGGTCAGGCAGCTCAATCTTGGAATGCCTATATGTCAACCATCAGCCAAGCTTCCCTAATTGGCAATATTTTAGTTGGACTTGGCCAATACGTTTTTGCAAGGTTTAACGATTTTGAAGTTGTCATTTCACCAGATGCAAACTGGGCAAGCACTTTAGGTTTAGAACTGCTTGAACGGATCAATGTCAATGTTGCACCACCTACCGGCAATGTCATCAATCAAAGTTTGCAATTGAATCGCATCCGTCATGAAGTACAACCTGGGGTGTGGCAAACATTTCTAAACGGCTCAAGCCGTTTAGGATCAGCATTTCGTCTTGACGCGTCATTACTCAATGGCCCTGATGTATTGCTGTACGCTCAATAGTTATGGCCGTTAAAACCTTTACCAGCGAAGTGCTAACCAGCGCGGATACAAACACGTATTTGGCAAACTCGGGGTTGGTTTATGTCACTAGCACAAATGTTGGTACAACAGTATCCAGTGTGACCCTGACTTCCTGCTTCAACAGCTCATATGACGCATACAAAGTGGTCTATGTAGGTGGCGTAGGAAGCACAGCATTGAACATCAGTATGACATTAGGCGCATCTGCTAGTACCTACAATATGTCTTTGCCTTTTGTCACCTATGGCGCAGCAGTTAGTTCTGGGACAAGCCTTTCTGGAGCAACTGCTTGGTCACTTATAGGCACAGCCACAACCAACAGTGCTTCATTAAATGTGGAATTATTTGGCCCATTTTTGACTCAATACACCCGCCTGTTCGGTTTATATGTGAGTGATACTGAAGCAGGCAGTTATTCAGGTATCCATAAAACAGCAGCGTCCTATACTGCTCTAACTTTGACAACTTCAACAGGCACCTTGACAGGTGGTCAACTTATTTGTTACGGATACCGAAAGGCATAGCAATGACTAAACCAAACATACAAATTGATAATGAAGTACGTGAAATGACCGATGAAGAATACGCAGAACTGCTTGCATCAGGATGGAGAGAAGAAGCCGATGAAACGCCTAGCCCTGATTAGCCTGCTCACCATTACCCTCACAGCCTGCTCAGACCGTACAAGAGTGAACTGCGAACGCACCAAAAACAAAGCACTCACAGGCGTAGCAACACCCGAAAACAACCTAGGAGCAAAATGCCAATGAAACCAGACAACAGACACAGCAACGAAGAAATCAAAGCACGCATCGTCATGATCGTGGCGATAGGACTCACCCTCTCATTCGTAGGGTCAGTATTCACAATCCTCTACGGCCTGCTATTCGTTTCGCAGCCTGAAAAAATGGCTGAACTCGACGCTCAGCAGATCAACATTTTGAGCAGTATGTTGCTCACACTTTCAGGTGGCCTCATCGGACTACTCGCAGGCAACGGACTCAAAGACAGACCGAAAGACCCTCCAACACCATGAAATACACCGGCTACGACAAGACTGCTGATCAGCGCATGAAAGGCACCGAACGTTTTGTCGAACTGTGCGGACGCCGTTGGGGCATGAAAAACCTTGGCACCCTAGTGGTACGCCAGATGCGCAATGGCCAGGGTATGTCGGTACACGCCACAGGCCGTGCAGCCGATATCGGATTCAAAGACACACCCGAAGGCCACGCCGATGCTGTTGAAGCAATGCTGTGGTTTGTCAAGTACTACAAAGAACTAGGAATCGAAGAAGTACACGACTACGGCGGTCTCATCAATGGCACCTGGCAAGGTTGGCGATGCAACCGCAATGGGAAACCAGGCTGGAAAAAATGGACAGACACCGACAACGGTGGTTCAAAAAACGGACGCTGGATTCATGTTGAACTAGCCCCGAAATCAAACGGTGGCCACGCCGAAGACGATGTGGCCCTAGAAGCAGCTTGGCGCGCGCTACCTAAACCCGCCAAATAAATCGCGCGCATTGGGACAGTGCAGCGCGGCCCCACCGGCAAGGTTTCTAGCCTTTCTTTCCATGTCGGTGGGGCACAATCGCAAATGCTTGCAATGTTGTTTGCATTCGGTAATACTCACAGAGCCAACCAAATGGCACGAAAGGAACCCGACATGACATTCGAAGATTTACCGCTATTCCGTAGCAGTGACCCAACCACTAGCCGTGACGGCGCAAAGCACGTCATGATCCGCAGAACAGGCCAACTAGCCAAATTGCTCTTGTGCTACGCCGACAGTCAAATCGGCATGACCGATGAAGAAGCAGGCATCCGCACAGGCATGGCATCCATCGGAACTGGATACTGGAAACGATGCAGCGACCTACGCCGGCTAGGACTCATTGAGTACACAGGCACCACCCGCCTCACCAGCGCAGGAACACCCGCAATGGTCTGCACCATCACCGCCTACGGCATCGCAGAAGCCCACAGATTGCGTCAGGAAGCCAAATGAGCGTCGATGCAGTGTTCTGGTGGTCAATGCTGTACGGAACCGTACAAGGGGCATTGCTTACAATTATTTTCTTAGCCTGGTGGAACCACCGATGACCATACTTCCGACCTATATCTACGATGCCCTATTGTCAGATGACCGACTAACACTGGTTCAAGTCTTTCGAGATTTTGAAACAGGTCTGATACTGGAAGCCGCCGTGTGCAAACGCGACGACACCCATTCCAGTTGGGGACCGCCAATCAGGACACGACAGGTTGATTAGACGAATCATGATCACAACGGCATTATTCATCGCAAGTGCAGCTGCGCCGGCGCAAGCGGAATGGGGACACCCCATGCCAAAAGCCTGGTACATCAAACTCGCCCAATGTGAGACCGGCAATCGGACCACGCATTCGACGCGTTCCTATGTCACTGCCTTTGGCATCTACCGACGCACCTGGGACAACTGGAACGACACGCCAAACCGCAAAGCGCATTTGCTTACATTTGCACAGCAAGCACGTGGCGTCGATCGCATCGCCTATCACGGCCACACCGAAGGCGGAAAGTTCCGTCATCCAGTGGGCCTCTACGGATGGGGTGCTATCAAAAACAACTGCAATGGCCTAAATGACGACTTATGCAAATCTCGACACCCGCTTGTGATAAAAAGAAGACGTTGCAAATAGTTTGCAAACAGAAAAAAGGAAACAAAATGAAAAACCCGACCGACAGACACGACATCACAGTTGCTGTGCGAATCAAAGCAGATGACTACGCACTGCTCACCGGCATGATCGGTGGCGACCTTGGATGCAAACGAATGTCAGACGTCATTCGTCTATGCCTAGAACCAGCCATTGCAATCTTGCGCGAAGATGCAGCAGAGCAAGCAAAAAAAGAAGCAGCAAAAGCAAAAAGGCAAGCAAAAAAGGCAGGCACCAATGTCGCACAGTGAAGCAATGCAAATCCTTGGCATTCTGGCCGTCAAACTAGAAGCCGAAATGCGATTCAAAGAACGCGAAGCTGTCGAATACGCCATCGGCAAATTGACTGCGCCAACCAAAGACCACCCAAGTGCCCTGGCACAAATGATTTTCGAATCAGCACAACAAGCGTCAGACCTGTACAACAAAGGCCTGATATGAGCATGAGCGACAATGGAACCTTGCGTGACCATCTGGCCGACGTCATCAACGAACGCAACGACCTACTGCGCCAAGTAGAGCTGCTAAAACAACGCATTGACGAACTGACCAACCAGTACGGCAAATTATGGAAAGTGTACGACCCCGAATAATGCCACCCATGAACAACGCCGGCAAACAACACGACAGCCGCTGCATCTTCTACGGCGTAGATGGATTTCCACGTGCCGACTGTCGTCAATGCGAGCTGTACGACGCCATCTTTATGCTTGAACGCGAATGCCGAATGAACCAAGGCATTATCGAAAGCGCACAAAAAACCATCAGAGGCTTGGAAGCCGAAGTGGACAGATTAGAAAGAATGGGCCGCAATGGGCTTTGACCTATCCGACTACGAACCAGTAGCCCACAGACTTGACAGATGGCTCAAGGATTGCCACATACGCAACGTGCAGCCAAGGGTCATAACGGATCTGGTGCATTACCTGCAAAACTCAGCCGTGTTCTCAGCGTCGCTTTACGAAGGTGACGTGCTCATTGCTACAGGCTGGGCTGAAGAAATCCGTGGTGAGGGACACATAAACAAAACCAGCCACCTAGAGAACTGTGAGACAGGCGCTGTAGGCCGTGCATTGGCTAATGCTGGGTATGCAGGCTCAGACCTGAACAAACGCCCTAGCCGTGAGGAGATGACCAAGGTGCAGCGTGTCACGACACAGAGCGCAGATGGTGTCATCACCGAGCGCCCAGCGAACGCCCCAAGCGACAAGCAGGTATGGCTGTATAAGAAGTTGTTGAAGGAGGCAGGCAAGTTGCCCCCACTTGACCTGCCAAGCATGGACAAGTTCCAAGTCTCCAAGGCTATTGAAGCCCTCAAGAACAATGAGCCTGAAGAAATCCCACTACCCGAAGAGGAGCCGTTCTAATGGACAACGGAACACTGCGTGATCACCTGGCTGATGTCATTGAAGAGCGCAACGAACTATTGCGCAAGTTTGAAATGATGAAACAAATGGCTCACAACCTCTACGAAGAAACAAAGCGTTGTGGAACTACGCACGATACGCAAGCAACATGGGACTATGAACAATGGCTGGAAGACAATGACTGACTTTCTCTCTCTGGTCATCATGGTGTTTAGCGTGTTCATGACAGGACTACTACTAGGCCAGGCAAGCAAAAAATGATTCTTGCCATCTGGTACTTGTCACTAATTGCTTGCAGTGCCATACTGCTGACCCGCTGGTTCAAAGACTAAGACGCCGGCTACAACTAAATACGCGCACGGCCTCATCATCAGTTGCAGATGGTAGGTATAAAACAAGGGGACTTGGGTCGAGCAGTCTGCCTAAGAGCGACTGCGCAGCGTCTAAACGTCATAAATACGAATGGTGACCGTCCTACGATGTCAAACATCCGGCAACCACAGAGACAAACTGAAATCGCGGGGGGTGAGCATCACGGCCAATCCAACGAATAGCATGACAGCAAGCCCCCCTGGGGGGGCGCGCTAGTGGGGGGAAAGGAACACAATGCCAAAACGCACATCAAACCCAAAATACTTAGAGGCACGCCGGCAACTACTCGCCAGCAAACCCCCATGCCACTGGTGCGGACAACCAGCCACCGAAGCAGACCACGTCATCGAACACGACGCCGGCGGAACCGACACACTCGACAACCTGGTACCAGCATGCAAACCATGCAACTCACGACGCGGCCAGCTCTACAAAGCAAAGAAAGACAACGCACGAATGCAAGCACGCAACGCCGGCATGAACTTGCAAACGCAAACACAAACGCAAACACCAGATGCATTTTTTGTGGACGAATCACTGCC